GCACAGTTCTATATGGAGATAAAACAATGTTGGCAAAACCAAGTGCGTTTGACCGCATCAACGTTCGCCGTTTGTTTATCGTTCTGGAAAAAGCAATTGCTAAAGCAGCTCGTTCTTCGTTGTTTGAATTTAACGATGAATTTACACGTGCAGCTTTTGTCAACTTAGTAGAGCCATATTTGCGTGACGTTCAAGGTCGCCGTGGTATTTACGACTTCAAAGTTGTTTGTGACACTACAAACAACAACGCTCAAGTAATTGATTCAAATCAATTTGTTGGCGATATTTACATCAAACCTGCTCGTTCTATCAATTACATCCAATTGAATTTCGTTGCAGTGCGTACTGGTGTAAGTTTTGAAGAAGTTGTTGGACAATTCTAATAAATAAAGAGAGATAGGAGAATAATTAAATGGCCTTTAATGTAAACGAATTCCGCTCTCAAATGGTTGGAGATGGTGCTCGCCCAAATTTATTTGAGGTGCAGATGCCATTTCCGGCTTTTGCTTTGCCAGGAAACGCACAACAAAAACTAACATTTATGTGCAAAACTGCTCAGTTACCAGGTTCAACAGTGAACACAGTACCTATGCAGTATTTTGGTCGTGAGTTGAAGTTTGCAGGTAACAGAACTTTCCAAGACTGGACAATTTCTGTAATCAACGATGAAGATTTTGTAATCCGTAATGCCTTCGAAAGATGGATGAACGGTATGAACTCTCATGCTTTGAATATCCGCAACCCAGCCGCAGCTACCCCTAATGGTTACACAGTCGATGCAGGTGTAACTCAGTTTGGTAAGGGTGGCAACCCATTGAAGAAGTACAAATTCATCGGTGTATTCCCAACAGATGTGTCACCAATCGATGTTGATTGGGGTTCTAATGACACGATTGAGGAGTTTTCAGTAACTCTATCATATCAGTGGTGGGAATCAGCTGAGGATAACGTAGTCTAAGTATAGGGGGAGTTTAATCTCCCTCTTACTTTTTATCATGTAACATAGGAAAATAATAGTGGCTGCTATAAAATTATTTGGTTTTACGTTAGGTAAAAAAGATATTGTGCAGGTTGAACAACCAGCGCAAGCTTCATTCGCACTTCCAACTGAATCGTTGGATGATGGCGCAGTTACGATTACACAAAATGCACACTACGGCACATATGTTGACCTAGAAGGTGCTGTTCGTAACGAACTAGAATTAATTACCCGATATCGTGAAATGTCTAATCACCCCGAATGTGACCAAGCCGTTACAGAAATTGTTGATGAAGCAATTACTCACGATGATGATGGTAAAGTTGTTGATATTGTTTTGGATAATTTAAAACAACCTGCAACAATTAAAAAGAAAATTGCGGAAGAATTTGAGAATGTTCTTCGCATGATGAATTTTAATAATCTTTCTGATGATATTTTCAGACGTTGGTACATCGATGGTAGATTGTATTACCATGTAATCGTTAATGAGAATAATCCAAAAGAAGGTATTCAAGAGTTAAGATATATTGACCCACGCAAAATACGTAAAGTGCGTGAGATTAAAAAAGGTCGAGATGAAAAGACCGGCGCAGAAGTTATTAAATCTACTGCTGAATACTACGTATATAACGAACGCCCATCTACTACACAAAACTATACCGCAGGTACAAATGCCGGTCTACGTATTGCACCAGAATCAGTTATCAATGTGAATTCAGGTTTGATGGATGCAAAAAACACATTCGTCATTTCATATTTACATAAAGCAATCAAACCACTTAACCAGTTGCGTATGATTGAAGATGCGATTGTTATCTATCGTATCTCTAGAGCTCCAGAACGCCGCATATTCTATATTGATGTTGGTAACTTGCCAAAAGGTAAAGCAGAACAATATCTAAGAGACATTATGGTCAAGTATCGTAATAAGATGGTTTACGATGCCAGCACTGGTGAACTACGTGACGACCGCAAACATATGTCTATGTTGGAAGATTTCTGGTTGCCTCGCCGTGAAGGTGGTAAAGGTACCGAAATTACAACTTTGCCTGCTGGCCAAAATCTAGGTGAAATGGAAGATGTGAAGTATTTCCAAAAGAAACTACTTCAGTCTATGAACGTTCCATATTCACGTTTGGAACCACAAGGAGGCGGTTTGGTTGGTCTTGGTAGAACAACTGAAGTCACACGTGATGAATTGAAATTTAATAAGTTCATCCAAAAATTGCGTAATAAATTCTCACAAGTATTTGACCACGCATTAAAGATACAATTGGTACTTAAAGGTATTTGTACATTAGAAGAATGGGAACAATTTAGAGAGTCCATTTATTACGAATACAAAAAAGATAATAATTTTGTTGAATTGCGTGATGCAGAATTGTTACAACAAAGAGTTCAAATGATGGGTATGATTGACCCATTTGTTGGTAGATATTACTCCGCACAATGGGTAAAGAAAAATGTTCTTCGTATGACTGATGAAGAAATTGAACAAATGGATAAAGAAATTGAAGAAGAAGGACCAAGAACTCCAACGGACGCTCAAGGTAATCCAATTCAACCGGAAGTTGACCCTGAACAATTTCCACCTGAAGATAATGTTACTGAACCAGACCAAACAGAGTCTATGACTCCTGAATTGGATGCAATGGTTGAGAAATTTTCATCAGGTATAAATAAGAAATAAGGAGATATTATGGAACAAATTAGAAATTTTATTGATATGGTTGCACAAGGCCAAAATGACGAAGCAAGAACTTCTCTAGATGAGTTGCTTTCAGCTCGTGCTTTTGAAGCATTAGAAGCCAAAAAACAAGAAATTGGTGCCACCTTATTCAATGGAAAAGTTGAAGAACCTTCACAGGAACAAACAGCAGAGTAATATGAAATCGTTGCAAGAGTTTAAATCAGTAATTACCGAAGAAGAAAAAGCAGACTACTCCAAGTTTGATGCTTTGGTTAGAGCTGGCTTGGCAAACAAAGCACAGTTAAATCGCATCCATAAAATTTTGGATAAGATGACGGAAGAACGTCCTCAATTTAACAATGCTGATAAGATGATTGTACAGAATCTTTTTAATAAGATGGTAGATTTAATCTCCAACAACAAACAATTATTCAACCAAACTCGCCGTGCTGTGCGAGAAGAAACTGAGTTAGATGAGGCATTGGAAGTTGTTGATACTTCTGATTATAAAATAGGTCCTTCTGGAAAAAAAGTTCGTGCCCACCGCATTAAAGTTGGTGACACAGTATATGGCAAAGAACCTAAAGAAGTCGATGAGTCGGTACAAATCGAAGAAGAATTGAAAGGCGACCCTCCTTTTACTTTAGTTCTTAAACGTAAGGCTATTAGAGCATATCCTAACGATACAAAAATTGCTTTGTATTATAACGACCGTTTAAAAAAGTATTTTAGTATTCCTTATTCTGATAACGAAGAAATTGATGCACCTGTTCAAGCTGAATCTGTTCAGATTGAAGAAGCTGTTATGGATACACTACATAAAATTGTTGCGGGAAAATCCGCACAGAGAGTAAAATTTGCCTCTGGCGAAACAAGAAAAGTTGACCATTATACCGCTTCTGCAATTACACAAGTGCATAAAGCATTAAACGATGATAACAAGAAAAAGTTTGCAGATATGGTACACAAGTCTCCTGCACACTTAGAAAAAGCGGCATCATTTGCCTTTAAACACGCAAAATGAAATTCTTAGACTTGTTATTTGAAAATAAATTAGACGAAGCGAAAAAAATAATTTTCGAACGTTTGAATGAAATTGCCTCTGTTCGTTTAGAAGAAGCTAAACGATATGTGGCAGAAAACACTTATGATGTTGAACAGTTGGATGAAGCAGGTACACCTAATCGAATCAAGATGGGTCGTGTTGTCAAGATTCGCAGACGTATTCGCCGCAATGCCAAAGGCAAAATTGTGGTACAAAGAAATATAAGACGTTCTGCTATTAAAGGTTATGCATTATCTGGCAATACAGTAAAACGTATTCCAGCAATCCAGAGAATCAACAAAGCGAGAAAGCTTAAAAGATATTGGAAAACAAAAGGTAAGGCCAAATTGAATAGAACATTACTGAAAAGAAAAATGTCTATGCGCCGCCGACAATCAATGGGAATACGATAAATGGCATACGAAATTGTAAATTCAAAACGCTCCAAGTCTGTTATTGCTGTAACAGGCAACACAGCGACACGTATTAATTTAACACAATTGTCCGCAAACACATTGTCTGAAACTGTTACTGCTGCCGCAATCGGTGCAGTTGCATCTTCAACTGATGGTTTCTGGAGAATTTACCGTGGCAATGATGCAACAGGCACATTAGTTTTAGAATTGAAAGATAACAACTATCTTCCATTCACACAAACTGATATTGCTGTTGCTAATGGTGCAACATCAAACATTTATGTGACCAACTCTGGTACTGGTGGAACTTTGATTCTACAAGTGTCTAAAGTTGCAACATATTCAACCGATTTGGACGCAGCATGAAACTAATTACAGAAATGGTTGATAATGTCAAGTATTTGACAGAGACAACCGAAAACGGAAAGAAAAGCCTTTTTATTGAAGGCGTATTTTTGGTTGGCGAACAAGCTAACAAAAATAGAAGAATATATAAAATTGATACTTTGCGAGAAGAAGTAAATCGCTATACACAAGAGTACATTAATACTAATCGTGCTCTTGGTGAGTTGGGTCATCCTGACACACCATCTATCAATCTTGAACGTGTTTGTATTAAGATTGAATCTCTAAGAGAAGATGACAGTAATAGATTTATTGGTAAAGCAAGAGTGTTAGATACTCCTTACGGAAACATCGTTAAGAATTTCATCGAATCTGGTGTAAGTCTTGGTGTTTCTTCAAGAGGTATGGGTTCTTTAGTGCAGAGTGATAATGGTCTTAGCGTTGTGCAAGACGATTTCCGATTGGCCACTGCGGCCGATGTTGTTGCTGACCCATCCGCTCCTGGTGCTTTTGTTAACGGCATTATGGAAGGAAAAGAATGGCTATTTGTTGAAGGTCGATACGTAGAGGTCGACATTGATAACGCT